CGGAAGTTTTGGTTCATTTGAAAGAGTTTACCACCTAGAAGACGAACACGACTTTAAAGAAATATACGATTGTGAAGCAATTAGAGAATTAGTGGAAATTGTAAATAAGTAAATATGAAAATAGAAACAAAGTTTTTAGTCGACCATTGGCAAGATGTAGACAAAGTTATAGGCAAGATAGGAATAAGGTTTGATACTGAAGTGTATGAAGATATTGCTTACCTAGAATTTCAAAGAGGTCATTGGAACACAGAAAAGGCAGACTTTGAAAAATCAAGGAAAGATGATGATTTTGTCTTTGTTGCACTAGACGAAGAAAAAATTGATGAGTTAATAAAAACACTAGAGTTAATTAAAGAACAGATAAGCTAATATGAAAAACCAAGAACAGTTTGTCATAAAACATTTAAGAGAACACGGGGAGATTTCAAGAAACTATTGCTTACAGAATTACATATCAAGGTTAGGAGCAATAATCTGCGACCTGAAAAAAGAAGGGTACGAGTTTGAAGCAGAGTTTAGAAAAACAACAAGTGGAAAGGATTATGTTTATAAATTAAAAACAAATCCATTTCAAAAGAAAGAATACTGGGTAGACGGAAAATTAGTAGCAACTAAATACGAAAAATAAAATGTTAGATAAAATTCAAAATATACAAAAGAAAATAGGAAAACTTACAAAAGACACAAAAGGTTTTAATTACAAATACTTTGACATCAACCAACTACTAGAAAAGCTACAACCTCTTTTAGAAGAAGAGGGGTTAGTTATTACGCAACCAATTATTGACGGAAGTGTTGTAACTATAATTAGCGAAAAAGACGACTCGCACCAAATAAAGTCTTCAATTAAACTACCTGAAGACGTCGAGCCACAGAAATTAGGAAGTGCAATAACATACTACCGAAGATATACACTTGTATCACTCCTTGCTCTTGAAGCCGAAGATGATGATGGCAAGAGTGCAAGTACAACAGGACTAAATGTTAAAGATTGGGCAACAGTTAGGAACACTTACCAAAACGAAGGTAAGATAAGTCCAGAAGATTGGGAAAAGTGTAACGCAGAACAAAAGAAGATTATTACAGAAATTAAAAAGGCAAAATTAGCAGGTAACCAACAAATATAATGAGCAACATAAACTTAAAGATTGACGTTTCAAAGTTAGACAAAAACAGATTAAAGAAAAACTCTTTTACTAAACGAGATGGAACACAAGTAAACGAAGTAAACGCAGAACTTGTATTGATTGAAAAGAAAGAACCACGAGTTATTAAAGAGGGTGATACTTGGACATTAGTAGAAAAATACTTTATTGCAGAAAAGCGTGAAAAAGGAGAGGAAAATAACTATGTGGGTATAGGTACTATCTTTGAGGATAAAAACGAATCAGTAAATACAGATGGAATTGATGAAAGCCCATTAGATGATATTTCAAACATACCATTTTGATGTGTAGGTGCTTGAAACGATAGTTAAGTATGATACAATTAGTTAGTTACTTAATTAACTTTTAAACACAAAGATGACAAAGGTAAATAGACGAAGGTTCTTTCAAATTCACGTACATCAACAGGCTTGGAAAGACCAAATGTCAGGAAAAAATGAAATAAAAGTATTAGAGTTTTTAAAAGATATAGGTTATGTCCAAGGTGTTGATTTCGTAAGACAGCACCCGATTGGAGAAGCGTTTGTCCTAGACTTTGCTTTCATCAAAGAACAAGTTGCCTTAGAGGTTGATGGAGAAGACCATAAGGAGAAAAAGCAAAAGTTAAAAGATAAAAGCAGAGATACATATTTGCACGAAAATAATTGGGTTTGTATCAGAGTAAATGAAAAAGATTTCTTTGATACTTACAAAAAGTCTTTCTACAAAAGCTTGATTAAGGATATTGTGGGGGAAAGGAGAGAACAATGGGAGGTGGGAACATTTATTAACATTGATATACCAGATTTTAAAGACGAAGATTATGACTAAACTAATACCAGTATATGAATACGCACAACAGCAAGGTATTTCTTTGCAGACTGCTTACCGTTGGATTAGGGAAAGAAAAATTCCAGAAGAAAATGTAAAGAAAATTGAAAAGACCGTAACAAGACTGATGATAGAAACACAAGAATAAATATGGCACAACGAACTAATCAACAATCGAAAGCAATGCACCTGTATTTTTCGCAAGTAGCCGAAGAACTAGATAGACAAGGTGAAAGCTTCCAAAATATAGTATCTAAACTTAAAAATGCAGAGATTAGACCAACACCTGAAAACATAAAGCAAATATGGAAAGAATTTCAGATTGCTATGTTTAACAAGAAAAGCACAACGGAACTAGACAAAGGAGAAGTAGATAGAGTTTATGAAATGTTTAACGCTTGGCTAGGGAGGGAGTTTATGTGCCATATTGCTTTTCCAGCCGATGACCCAGACATAGCAGAACTTACACACAGAAATTTACCAAGTAGACACACTACATAAGTAGTGTCCTCTCTATCACCGAAAATTCTGATTAACTTTTCTAGTAGTGGTAGGGAGAACATTGCTTATGAATTATTCTCAGATTGAAAAAGAAATATTTAAGTGGACTGTTATGAATAGACAGAAAACATTTAGGAAACCTTTTAAACAAAGGTACAAAAGAAAGCTAGAACTGTTTTTAATGTGGGTAAGATATTACTTAAACTTTTTCTTAAAAAAAGAAGACGTAATACTTTCAAAGTATTTAAACGACAGAAGAAAACAACAAAGATATAAGAAAAACAGAAAAAAATCTGGGCTCAATGTTTATGAATGGAACATTAGGAGACTTGAATGTATGAAATTGAATCTCATAAAGTATAACTGTTTAAAGTGTGAAGACTGCAAAGAAAAGTTAAACAAAAAAACAGTAACAATAGACCATATAGAAAAATTGGCAATACATCATAATTCAGAGTTAAGTAATCTGCAGGTTTTATGCAGAAAGTGTCATATTATAAAGGAACATTTACCTGTTGATAACTCACTAGACAATCTTTCAAAGTAGTATAAACTAAAAGAGTAGTTAATTATAAAGTTAATCAAAAACAAATGAAATCACAATGGTTAAAAGATAAAGAAGCAAAACAAGCTCAACTTAATTGGGAACTAGGAGCTTGGTTTTGTATAGGACTATCAGTAATTATTTTGTACATTGCCCTACAAGCATTATTTTCAGAAGTACAAACTAACCATTTAATAGACGGAAAGGTACTCCCAAGAAACGATGCACAGATGCTTAATGGATATAATAAATAAAAATGAAAGTAACGATAGTAATTTTAGCAGTAGTATTGATTGCAGGAATATTTACATATGTTCTATCTAGAGAGTGTGAATATGGACATATAGAAACACAATGGGATATGCCATCAAGTATGGTTGTTGGTGGTGGAAATAATGGTTTTGGTGGAGTTGCAATCCCAGTAGGAAATGCAAAGCAAGTAGAGGTATTTGTTTGTGATAAATATAAAAATTAAATGCACACTTGTACTTATTATAATTGCAAGGGTGGATTTGATTGTAAATTATATGAGTCTAAGAAAGCCTCATTTAAAACAACAAAAAGAATTAAAAATATATGAAAAAAATAAAATCAATTTATGTAAGGGAGATAGGAGAACTTGGGTGGTTAGAAAATATTGACATAAGAATAAGAGCAGACGGAATAATTGAAACTGAAAAACCTGAATTCACATACAACCAAGAAACAAACACATACCATCAAGGAAACACAGAATACAAAGGAGAACACATTATCAGCGTAACTTATGAATAGTAAACAACAATTATCAGAATGGCGTTTAATGAAATGAGTATGAATACAAATTATGTAGATGCTAGAACACCAGAAGAAAGAGCAAACGAGCCAAAAAGTGTAACAACTTATGTTTCTTCTATGAATAAAGATACATTGAAAGAGAAAGGGGCGTTGAAGAAAGAGATAGCAGAAGAGTGTCATTGTTCTAAAACAAGCAGATACCACACGATAGACAGTAATTATGAACATCATACACCTCAAATATGTTGGAGAGAGAAAGATACATTGAAAGAGAGGGAAGAATATAATATGCCATCAATAGAAAAAGATGGGCATAACTGGATTAGAGTTGTTGACCACTTAAACTTAATACAACAAGCTAAAGAAGAAAGAGATAAAGAGATTGTGGAGGTGATTAAACCATTTCTAGATAAAGCCGAACAATCATATAAAACAGCAGTTTCAGACCAAGTCGCACCATACAGACATCAATTTGAAACATTACTAGAAATTATCAATCAATTATCTAACACTAAATAATATGAAAGACCAACTACGAGAACTATTAAAAGTACCAAAGGAGTTTAGTATTGCAGAGTGGATTTACGAAAGGTGGAGAAATGTCGATGATGATTATAATAATTTTGAAAGATATTTTACTAAATTAGAAGACGATGAGTTTATTAAGTTAATGGAAAACAAATGATAATTGATGGAATACACTACTCTGAAAATTGTCTTTGTGAAGGCTGTAAACAAGCTGGTAATAAAAGATATATTGGGGGAGGTGTTTACAACGAGAGCAGATTAAAAGTTAATGGAAAAAGAAAATGAGTAAGATTGATATAGACAAAGCATTACCAATAATAAACGACTTTGTAGAAGACAAATTGTATTGGAGGTTAGATTATGAAGAGTTGTTAGAGTTAAAAGAATTGTTGAAAGAAAAAATGAGAGCATTATTTTTAGAAGAATTACAAGATAACAAATAAATATAGTGAAATTAGCTAATAGGTTTAAAGACATAGATAAGCAGCGTATATGGTTAGACCACAAATTTTGTGCAATCTGTACATCAAATCAAAACTGCTCAATCCACCACATACTTGGAACTGTAAGCGATAGTATCTTAAACGGAATAATGCTTTGTTACGAACACCACAAAGAAGCAGATTGCCATAATGTATCAGATAGAGAATACCAAGCACCCTTACTCCAATACACAATGCGACAGGTACTAAAACAACAATACGAACTAACTAAGAAAGATGTAGACTTCTTTTCCACCAATAAACACTTGTATGAAATGGAGTTGTAATGTAAAATAAAGGTAAGAAATGAAACAAATAGAGATACCAATAAGTCCGTTGAGAATTTCAAAAGCCTATCAAGGTAGGAGATTTAAAACCCCTGAATATAAAGAGTGGCAACAAGACTTTAAACTATTAGTAGGAAAGCAAACTCCCCTTAAAGGACAAATTTCTTTAATAGCTGAATTTTACATAAAGAACGATAAGATGTCCGATATAGATAACTTCTTTAAAAGTCTATTGGACACTCTAAAGGACACAAACATTATTGAAGATGATAGATATATATACGAATTACACGCTTATAAATACCAAAGTGATGAAGAAAAGATAAGAATAACCCTTTCAGAGATATGATTACATACGAAACAGCAAAAGAATTAAAGGACAATGGGTTTAGAGAGCCTTGTGAGTATAGGGACAATTTACCTTATCCAACATTATCAGAACTTATAGAAGCGTGTGGAGAAGGTTTCTGGGGTCTCAACAGGTTAGAAAAGGATAAGTGGAGTTGTCATTTTATGGAAGATGAAAACTCTACAGGAGAACCTTTATATTCAACACCAGAAGAAGCAGTAGCCAATTTGTACTTGTCATTAAAACGTGATAAAATTATAAATGATGGCGAAACACCACTTAATAAAGAATCCAACTAATTATGCAACCATTCATTCTTGGAATAATAGTAAGTACCCAAAGCAAAATAAATGCTCCCATTGTTATACTAAAACAGCAAAAAAATATGAATGGGCTTTACTTCACGGCAAATCACATTCTAGAGGAATTGATAACTATATTGAACTTTGTAAACGGTGTCATATTAAATACGACAAGACAGAACAGTGGACACAAAAAAACCTCGAAGCACTTAAGAAAACTTATGCACACCAAAACCCTATTAAGCCAAAAGAATGTAAATATTGTAAAGATGAATTTACTCCAAGACGTAAAGAATCTATTTTCTGTTCTAATAGATGCTCTGCAAAAAATAGAAAAGCTCCAATTAGAGAAAGAGATGGTAAAGGGAAGTTTATGGTTAGCACTAAACAAAAAGTAATATGTCAAAGAAATGTACTCAATGTAAGATAGAAAAACCTTTAGAAGACTTCTACAAAGAAAAAAGAAAGCCTATAAAGAAAACATCAAAGACTGAAATATATAAATCAGCGTGTAAAGACTGCTCAAAGAAAAGAACTGAAAAATATGTTAAGGAGAATAGAGAAAAGGTAAATGAATATCAGTTAAGCTATTACCACAAGAAGCGAAATAGTGTATAATAATAAGTATATAAATAACAATAAGTAATATGGCAAAAGGACTATTCAAAAGAAAAAAACCAGTATTCATATACAGCAAAGAAGATTCAGATTTTCTATTGAAAGGTGTTAAAAAATCACTAGCGAATAGAAAGGTTAAAAAGGATAAACAAGAGAGAAAAAGAATGGATAGAGCTGTACAAGCAGGTAAGGTGGGAAGATTCTCTAATGGTGTAGGAGTAGGATATTAAAACTATGGCAATGATAAATAAAGAAATAAAAAAAATATTGAATCCTATAATTGGCAAAATAGTTGCATCTTTAAAAATAAATGATGGCTATTTAGAGTTTTTAGAACCACAAAGAGCATTAGGGGTTACAGCTAGTTTCATTGTTTGTTATACGGGTAAAGAAAGAACTGTTACGGGCGTGAGTACAGATTATACAGACGACATTAAAACTAACTTCTTAATTAAAGATATAGAAGTAGGTGACAATGATATTTTGATTACAACTGACAAGGGATTTACTCAAATATTTTACAGCGATAAAGTTTAAATAGTATGACAGAATCGGATAAAAACGATTGGAAACGGAATGAAGATGGAACTTTTGGAAAGGGGAATATTGGGGGTGGAAGAACTCCTGATACTTTAGAAGATAAGATAATAAAGAAAGCAACAAAAGAGATTATTGCAGAGTATAAAGAAGCATTAGGAGAGGCTCTACCATTGATACTACCCATCCTAAAAGCAAAGGCTATGGATGGAGATATGACAGCTATTAAAGAAATACACGATAGAGTAATGGATAAAGCAAAGCAATCCACAGATATAAATAACCCTGATGGTAAACTACAACCAGTATTAGTAGAAATAGTATATGCAAAACAACCAGAAGAAAATACAGATACCGAGTGAGTTATCACGCTTACTAGATAAGGATTGGAGAGAAGCCGCTGTATATGGTGGTAGATTCTCTTTAAAGTCACATACAGTAGCTAGGATACTACTCATAAGAGCAAGACAATCAAAGATAAGAGTAGGATGTTTCAGAGAGTTCCAAAACTCTATAAGTGATTCATCACACCAACTATTAAGTGATTTGATAAAACAATATGAACTAACAGACTTTGTAGTAACAGATAAGTCTATTGTAAACACAGTTAATGGTTCAGACTTTTTATTTAAAGGTTTAAGAAGAAACGAGCAATCAGTTAAATCTATTGAAGGTATTGATATAGCTTGGGTAGAAGAAGCACAAACAGTATCAGAGAGTTCTATTGAAATACTAACTCCTACTGTGCGTAAAGACGGTTCACAGATTATATATACATACAACAGACTATTAGAAGAAGACCCAGTACACAAAAGACTTGTAATAGAGGGAAGACCAAATACACTTATAATAAATCTAAACTACGACATAGCTATTAAGTATGGATGGATGCCAAAAGTTATTATGGAAGAAATGGAGTCAGATAAACTAAACAGACCAAGACTATATAAATATAAATGGTTAGGAGAACCATCAAGTAAGGAAGGTAAAATCTACAATGGTTGGGTTAAGACAGAAGAAATACCACACGAAGCAAGACTTAATAGTATTGGATTAGACTTTGGATACACAAACGACCCTACTGCTATTGTTGCAATCTACTACTACAATGGTGGGTATATTCTAGATGAGATAGCTTTTAGAAAAGGACTATCAAACAAACAAATAGCAGACATAATCAACCTATATCTTTCAGACAAACAAGAAAGCGTTTTAACTATTGCAGATAGTGCAGAGCCTAAAAGTATTGATGAGATAAGAATGTTTGGTGTAAGTATCATTGGAGCAAACAAAGGAGCAGGAAGTGTAAGTCAAGGTATTCAATTTGTGCAATCACAAAAGATTTCAGTTACAGAAAGGTCAACTCATTTATGGGAAGCGTATCTAAATTATTTATGGGATACAGATAAAAGTGGAAAACTATTAAATGTACCTAATCATATGTTCTCTGATGCACTTGATGCAGTACGATATGGATTTAATTCTGTTACAACCACAGTATCGAAACCTTACATCTATCAACCAGATGCTCCTACGTTTCAAGATATCGGTTTATGATGTATAATATAGGTATGTATAAACTATGTAAGAATTGTACGAAACCTTTTTATAAAAAACAACATCACTCCAAATCATATTGGAATAACATAGCAACATATTGCTCTTTTAAGTGTTCAAGGATTGTGTCAGGAAGAAAGCCAAAACCAAACGACTATGATGTTTTTGAAGACTACGTTGTGATTAGGGTAAATAAAAAAGGAGTTAAATATGATTCTAAAATAGATAAAAGTGATTACGAGAATAACTCGATAAGTGGATACAGTTGGTCTTTGTCTTTTGATAACAGGTATTTACAAAGAAGACCCACTACAAAAAGTGGTTTAATTTCCTTACACCATTTAGTTTTACCAAAAAAAGAAGGGTTTGTTGTTGACCATATAAATGGCGATTCATTAGATAATAGAGGAAGTAATTTAAGGTATTTAACTTTTGCAAATAACATACGAAACCAAAAGAAAAAAACTTATAAATATGGGTGTGCTGGTGTCAGAAAAGTTGGTAAGAAATATACAGCAAGGATTGGTAGACTTGAAACAAGTAGATATGATTCTTTGGAAGAAGCTATTAGCAAAAGAATTGAGTTAGAAAAAGAAAACTGGGGTATTTCATTTACAGAAGAAAGAATTAAAAATACATAGATTTGTACTTGACACGATAAATGTAGTATAATATTCAATATGGCAAAGAAAAAAATGCAAGAAAGTTATCCATACGCACACATTTATCAAAACAATACACTTATTAGAACCTACTCTAAGGAAGAACACGGTGATGAGTACCTTATTTTAGCTGAAACATTCGCTTCAAAGAAGCCTGACTACACAATTCACTATGATAAATAAAGTTACCCGTGACAAAATTCGGGCACAAGCACTAGATGAGATAACTTATGCACGAAATTATAAACAAAGTCGTACACAATCTTGGTTTAAGAACGAGAATATGTACTATGGTTTAAAGAATCGTATTCTAGACCAATACGGTAATGTTGTATTCTCACCACAAGGAAAAGGAGATTCAAGAGCTAACGTGGAATTAGGAAAGATGCAAGGTTTTGTTAATACAATCCTTTCAAAGATAGATAACCCACTTATATTTAAATACGGAAAGAAAAAGAACTCAGACTATAAACGAGCATTAAGAGCAAATGCTATTCGTGATTTAGATGCAGACAATGACGATTGGGATATGAAAGACTTGCTTGGAAAGAAACAAGCAGTTATGTATGGTCGGGCTATTTATGCTTACCACGCAGAATCAGTTGGAGGTTACAAATCAAAACTAGAAAACGTAGATGTATATGACTTTCTTATTGACCCGTCTTGTGGAGGATTAGACATAGAACAAGCGTGGTACTTGGGAAGATATGGAATTATTAAGAGTAAAGAAGACCTTAAAGAGGGTAAGAAAAGTGGAATCTACATCAAGACAGAAGTAGATAGTCTTATTCAAGGTGTTGGAAACTCAACAGAGATGACACAGGAAGAAACCAATAAGCAAAACAGAGAGATTGCTGTTGGGAATATGATTGAACAAAAGCAACTAGACAACCCTGACAAGTATAAGTTCTGGGAATGGTTTACTACTTATGAGGGAGAAAGATACTACTTGTTGATGACTGACGGAGGTTATGCAATCAGAGTAGAGAAACTTAAAGACTTGTTTGAAAGTAATATGTACCCTTTTTGGACTTGGGCTTCATTTCCTGACCTTACAGAGTTCTGGACACCATCTTATTGTGATTATGTTAGAGAAGTGTTTATGGCTCAATCAGTATCAATCAATCAAATGCTTGATAACGCAGAGCAAATCAACAAACCACAAAAAGGAGTTGATGTATCAGCAGTTGAAGACTTAAATGAGTTGAAGTACCGAAAAGACGGACTTATTAGATTCAAGACAGGTGTAGATGTAAACAAGGCAATGAGAATTGTTGATGTTCCTAGTATCAATACTCCTATTCAAGTGTATAAAATACTAGAAGCTATCCAAGAAAAATCATCAGGTGTTACAGGAAGCTCTATGGGAGTTGCAGAAGAAGAACGAGTTGCTATCTATGAGGGTAATCAAATGGCAACAGCAGACCTTTTTGGGCTTTTAAACAGGTCATATTCACACGGATATAAAAGATTTGCACAACTTCACTATGAGGGTATTAAAGAACACCTTACTAAAAAGATTGCAGTTGATTTACTTGGACCAGATGGAGTTGAAACAGAAGAAATCACTCGAAAAGATATTATTCCTGCTAAAAATGACTTCTTTATCAAAGTAGAAGCTGGTAATGCAGAAATGAATATCTCATCACTTCAAAAGAAAAACAGAATGGCTTTCTACAATGCTAATGTTATGAACCCAGAGATTAACCAAAAGAAACTATTTGAACTATCAGCACACGATGCAGGACTAACAGATGATGATATTAAACAACTACTAGATAAAGATAGTTACGGTTCAATCGACTTAATGTCAGAAGCCGATAGAGATTTAGAAACTATCATCAATGGAAAAATGCCAACACCTAACCTTATGGCTAACGTGGCTTATGTACAAAAACTACTAGACTACGCAAAGAACCAAAGAGAGTTCCTAGATGCAGAAACATTCCAAATGATATTTGCATACATTGATATTTTGCAACCAATCGTTCAACAGAATATGGTAAGCTATGCAGTAAATCAACAGATGCAACAGGCACAACAAATGGGAGCAAAGCCAGTGGATTTAAACGAAGTTACACCTAACCCAGAAGCTAATCCAAATCTATTACCAGTACAAGAATTAGAACAGTTTAACCAATCAATATAAATATGTACGAATATAAAATTGTAAAAAAAGACGACAACGATACACAAGAAACTATTGTAAGTAAAACAGGACTTGTTGCAGAGTTTTCACTTAAACAAGTGTATGACCACAAACTAAAAGTAGAGCAAGAAATACAAGAAAAGAAATCAACTATTGAACTTTCAAAAGCAAAACAAACTAACATCGAAGAAAACCATAAAGATATTAAAAAGATTGTTGATTCTATTAAGAAGAAAGAAAATCCTAATGGAGTATTAGCAACTCTATTCCTATGGATTAAAGAAGATATTGAAATCGATAACAACACTAAAATGTTGGAAGAACGAGAAGCTCTTATCAAAGAGTATGAAGAAGAACTAGATGTTATCCACAAAGCTCTTGATATCCCAAAACCTATTAAAATAGGATTTACAAAGGCTAACCCAGAATCTTATGAGTAAAGATAAAGACCTACAAGAAATAATTGAGATTGAGAAGTTTTCTAATTCAAACGCAGGAAAACTAATTGTTAAAGCGTTGAACAAAGACATTAACGATATGATGTTTAAGTTTGTTGCAGAATTAAATAATCCTAACCTAAATAATTACATTTCTTTATCTTGTCAGTTAAAAGAAAAACTAGAAATGGTTAAGAAAATAACAGGAGCAGGAGATATTAGAAAGGTTATCGAAGAATCAGTAGAGTAATTGTGTTGTAACAAGGGGCATTATGTGCCTCTTGATTACCACGCAAAACACTTCTGTGGTATAATATTATTAAGTACGGTAAGTAGTTCACGGTTAAGCAACTACAATGGGACTAACCATTTAAATAAAGTATATGACAACAAATGAAGAAAATACTCAGGCACAAGAGGAAATAAAAGGTGCAGAAGAAGTACAAGAAGAAGCTAAACAAGAGGAAACTCTTGGGGAAGTTATTGGAAAGGAAGTAGAGGTAGCTCCTCGAAAAGAAAAGCCAAAAACTGTTCCTATCGAACTTTTCCTTGAACTAAAAAAAGAGCTTAAAGACTTGAAGAACTCAAAAAGTGAATCAGTTATAAGCAACTCATCAATAGACACAATCATCAATGAGTACCCAGATGTAGACTCAGATTTTATCAAGAAATTGGCAAACGCAGTAGAATCATCAACGGTTAACAAATTTGAGGAAAAATATTCAACTAAAATATCAGAGTTGGAAAACATTTCTAAAAGAGAATCTCAAAGCAAGAAGTTTGATGACCTTTACAACAAAACTATTGAATCAATGCCTTATTTAAAGGACATTGCCAATAAAGAAATTTTAAAGCAATTAGCAACAAGCCCAGAGAACGCTAATAAGACAATGCCACAACTAGTAGAGGAGGTATACGGACATACAGTACAAGGTAAGAAAACTATGGAAACAGCTCAACCTAACGGTGGTAGAGGTGATGAAACAGTAAACTTTGCAGAAGCAGGAAACCCTGAAGTATATGCAAAAATAAAAGCTGACCCTAAACTGCATAAAGAATACCGAGACTACGTTATGAAGAACTTGAATATTTAAAGTTTATATTGATGAGGTTTAGAAACCTTATTAAATAAATTATAAATAACACAATGGCTTTAGACAATTTCAAGGAAGTGTTCTCAGATTCATATCAAGACATTTTCCAAAAAGTCCTAGTTGGACTTAAAGTAGCAAACACAACATTAAGAAGTGGTCTTCGATACGGAGAATCAGTTACAAGAATCAAGTACGATATCGCAAACGTACTAGTTCGTTCAGTAACTATTGGTTCAGACCGAACAGTTGACTCAATTACAGACTCTGAAGAATTACTAGCAGTTGACCAAAAGTATGGAACAACATTTGCTATCTCAGTATATGAGAAAGTACAAGCTGGACCACTTTCACCTGCAACAGTTCTAGGAGCTAAAGTTGCACACAAACTAGCAGAATTTATTGATGCAGATATTCTTGGAGAAACTGTAAACGCTTTCAGTACATTCGATACTGGAGACCTTACAGCTACAACTTCATCAGGAGTAGCTATCACACTATCTTCTACAACAGTTCCACAACTTGTATCACGAGCACCAGCAAAGCTACGAGCTAACAACCAAACATTAACAAACCTATGTTTTGTAGTTGACTCATACGCAGCAGCTTCTATGACAGAATACCTATTAGGAAAGAATATTGACCTAGCAGGTTCTACATACGCAAACGGTTACACAGGAACAGTATCAACAGCAGAAGTGTATGTATCAGAAAATCTAACTGGAACAGCAGTGCTTTCACTAGCAACTAACGTAACAGCAGACGATACTATCTCAGTTGAAGGGGTTACATTCACAGCAAAAGCAACACCAGCAGTAGCAGGAGAATTTGATGTTGCAGGTTCAGCAGATGCTACACGAGCAATTATTGCTAACGCAATCAACGGCTCAGCAACAGGACAAGACTCAGCAACTGGATACTTTGAAGTATCAGCAGCTAACCGAGCTATCCTTACAAACGCTAGAATCGTTGCAACTAACGATGACACAGCAAACACTCTTACAATCGTAGGAAAAGGAGCTGGTCGTTTGACAGTAGCAGAAACTTTGACAGACGCGACAGATGCTTGGACATCAAATTACATCTCTTGTTACTTTGGAAAGAAAGGAGCAATCGACGTAGTTATCCAAGACCAAGTAGATATGGAAATGAGAGATGAACCAAAACAGAGAGCAACTAACGTACTTGCAGACGCATTGTATGGGTTCAAAACGTTCAACGATGGAGCACAACAATTCCTAAACGTAAAAATCGCAGCATAGTTAATTCCCTAACCCACATTGTGGGTAGGGTACAGGGAAGATACCTTGTACTTTATCCATAAGAAATTAAAATGACAGGACAGAACATAATCAACGCCTTCAGACTTCAAGTAGACGACTCAACAGAGTTATCTTCAACAGAAGAACTACAACTCTTAAATGATGTTTATCTTCAATGTGCATCAGATAGAACTTGGGAAATATTTAAAACAAGTGCAACAGGTACTATTGTAAACAACGAAATTACCCTACCAGCTGACTTCTCTTACTTGTTTACTAATCATAATTACAATGGAACAACAACAGAAAATACTCAACCTGTTATCTTTGTAGGTTCAACATATCAACCATACCGAGTTGTAAACTTTTCAGAACGAAGACAATATCGTAATGCTTCTGGTTACGCATATCTTGATATGGCAAACAACAAAATAGTATTTACACAAACACCAACAGATACTAGTTACGAGTTTGATTATGTAAAAGTACCAGCAGAATTAACGCTAGACACAGAACCAGTATTCCCTGATAGATTCCATAAAAAGTTTGCATACGATATGGCTATTCAAGACACTATTATTCAAATGTCAGATAGAGCAGCAGCAATGGCAGGAATGAATAGAGCAGAATCAGAAAGATATATGAACAATATGGCTATGTGGAATAGTAAACTTCAAATAATCTAATGAATAAAAGAGAAATCAAAGCATTTTTAAGTGGAACTCACAATAAATTTGATAAGGAAATTATCAAAGATGATTCATTTTCTGATTCTCTTGGTTGGCTTACAAAAGATGGTGCTATGGAAATCTCACGAGCAAGAGCGTTGCTAGGAGCATCAGGTGCAGCTGGAAATGCTATTATTCATAGAGCATACAAAGTAAACGGAGATACAGTTTTATTCTCAAAAGTAGGTACAAAGGTTCAATACTATGATGGTTCTGCTTGGCAAGATGTCATTACAGGACTTACAGAAGATGCACCAATTACTTTTACTAACTACTCCTCAGTTGCAGGAGCGTTTGTGTATATTTTCTCTACAGACGGCATCTACAAGATAGTTACTGCTAACCCAGCTTCATATACATCACTCTACGACAGCACAAAGAACTTCAAAGGGCTTGGCTTTATTGATAAAAGTAGAACTATTTTATGGGGTAGACCAGAAGACCCAACAGGTCTATATGGTTCTTATACTGATGCACAAAACTCTGTGGTATATACAGTGGTATCAGGAGAATCAATTACAAATGTTGCGTCAGGAACACTCGCATTTAAGGCAGGAGGAGCTACACGAACTTGTTTTGTAGTACAGATTACCCACACCTCATCAGGAGAAGTCTTTACCGACAACTACAATGGTGTTCTAACAGGCTCATTGGGCTCAACAGGCACGATTAACTACACCACTGGTGCATTTACTATATCAGGACAATCAGGCGCAGGAACAGCCAATTATCAATGGGAAAATTCGAACGAAAAGGGTGTTACAGACTTTACAAAGTCAGCTCCCCGAATACAATCAGAAGGTTTTACATTTAGACAAGATATTGGTGGAGATAAGATTCAGCAAGTATTAGTTTTGGAGGGGATTTATTACTCACTAAAAGCAAATAGTATTTATTCTTTAAATATTTCAGATGACGATTTAGATGCAACTAACGAAGTATTTAGAAACAATGTAGGTGTTCTTACTTCAACAGCAGGTATTGCAACATCACTTGGTATTTTGTTACTTGATACATCAAACAGAGAAGACCCTGTTATGAGAATGATTACTAGAAATGCTATTGGGGATAACTTTGACTTGGTAGAGAAGTTTGCACACTTTAAATTTGCAGACTATGTATTTGATGATGTTGTTTTATTCTCATACGGAAATTATGTTTTGGTATCTTGCAAAACAAAAACAGCAGATGCTAACAACAGAGTTTTAGTATGTGATTTTATAAATGAAACAGTCGACATTGTTCCTTTTCAAGTAAAATCTTTTGCACAAGACGGAGGAGTACTTTATACAGGGGATTCACTTACACAATCTGTGTACCAAACATTCTCAGGGTTTGATGATTTAGGAAATGTACTAGAAAACTTTATTACTTCAAAGAGTGATGACTTCGGAGATAACACTAAACTTAAAAAATATAAAAGACTTATTTTAAGAGGGCTTATTGCAAGAGGACAAAGTTACAATGTGTACGCCAACTTTGATGATGGAACTGATACTTTAATAGGTAATGTGTCAGGAGATGCAGGATATGTAGACACAGATAACCCAGACACTATTGGTTATAACCTAATTGGGGACGGTGTAGTTGGGGGTGAAGGTACAACTCTTGCTTATCCATACCTTGTATCTCTAAAAATAAAAACACCAAAGTTTAGAGTACGAGCATTAAAATTTGTAGCACAAGGATTTGGTTATGTGTCAATTAAAAACCAAGTGGATTTTGATATTTGGACTTACGAAAATAAAATTCCAAAGAAGTTTCGACAAAAGCAAAATGTATCTATCAATGATGGAACAATTACAGATTTAGCAGAACCAAATTATTAACAAGCATTAAAAAAAGTAGTATAATTATAAATATATGGCAGAACAAGATATACCAATCATAGTAAGTGACTTCCAAACGCAACTTAGTGGCGCAATTTCAGTAGGCGCAACATCATTTACGATTCAATCTGTACTAGATGCAGATGGAAATACTGTACCAAACGGAACATGTTGCTTCACGATTGACCGAGACAATGCATCAGCAAAACAATATCTTGTAGGACAACTAAACAACGCAACCAAGACAGTATCTAGTGTGTATTCTGTGTCTGCACAAGGTGTACTTACAGCAAATTCACAAAAAGCACACAGAATCGGAGCTAATGTAATCATTTCAGACCACTCTATCTTGTCTGCACTTTCAAATATCTTTAGAGGTCAAGGAACTATTGACCCAACAGCACCACTTGCTTACACATCAAATCCAACACTTTCATCAGCAGGTCAACTTGCAACAAAAGGTTATGTAGATTCAGTTGTATCAGGAGGAACAGTTAATGCAGATAGAATAATTCTAGCTTCACAAACAGCAGGAGAAACAGTCGCAACAGGAGATATCGTCTATCTTAAAGCTTCAGATTCTAGATGGTGGAAAGCAGATGCAGACGATTCAACTACATACGATAAAGTACAACTAGGAGTTGCTCTTGGAGCAGGAACAGCAGGAAACGCTATCTCAGGAGGAGTTCAATTATCAGGTACTTGTGCTTCATTTACAGGACTAACAGCAGATACACTTTATTATTTGTCATCAACAGCAGGGGGAGTATCAACATCAGCAGGAACACCTAAAATCTCTATCGGAGTAGCAACATCAACAACTTCTATTTCATTGGAATTTAAAGCTTATTCAATCCCAACAGGAGCAGAAAGAGATGCTATGGCAGGTGGTGGCGATTTCGGTACACCATCTTCTTCAAACAAATTTCTAACAGAAACAAACGGTGCTCTTAAAAAGTTTGGTGGTACAGGAGCTGATGGTGCTCTAGACACATCAGGAGGAACAGTAGACATTGATTTAGGAGGAGCAAACATTGTAGTAAAAAACTACACAAGCATAAATATCGTTACAAACAATGTGACAGTATCGAATCCAGCTTCAACTGGTACACTTTTGATTCTACGTTCACAGGGAGCTGTAACAATCTCAGCAACTCTTGATTTAAGGGGTGGAGGAGCTGCCGCAAACACATCAGGATTTAACTTCTATGTAGATGGTTCTTTAACACCAAATGGAAAAAACTCATCAGGAAATACTGGAGGAGCTGGAGGTTCGACACTGCCTGTTTATTACACAAACAATACTTGGCAACTACAACAAGGTGAGGGTGCTAGATTACTTGTAGGTTCGGGAGGAGGAAATGGAGGAACCGCTGCTGGTGGTCGTGGTGGTGCTGGTCTTATTATTGAATGTGCTGGTGCATATAATTTTACAGGAATTATAAACACATCAGGAACTGCAGGTGCTTCAAATTCAGGTGGTGGTGGAGGTGGAGGTGCTGCTGGCTCTGTAATTGTTTACTACAACACACTTACTACCGATAGTGGTACTTACTCTATGTTAGGAGGAGCAGGCGCTGCTGGAGGAGGAGGTACAAACTCAGCAGGGGGAGGTGGAGCTGCATCTGCACAAGGTAACGGTGGAACTGGTGGTAACTATTCAGGAGGTAATGGTTCTGCTGGTGGGGTAGGTAGTGGTGGTGGAGGAGGTGGAGCCACAGGTGGTGGTGGAACAGGAACTGCTGGAGCTGCTGGTTCTACTATGACAGCAGTCAGAATCGCTAATCTATATCTAAACTAATATGGAAATCTACAACGCACCAAATATAAATAACTCTTACAAGAAAGAACCTAAAACAGGTAATATGTTATCTGAATCTGAAGTCTCTGATTTGTATAAAGTAACACCGACTGCTGACCAAGATTTAGGAAAACTTTATAATGCAGGAGTTTTTACTCAATCAACACCAACTTTAGGAGATGCTCTTGGAACTTCTAACTATCAAGCACCAACTCCAACAGGAGCAAACACACCTTATAAAGATATAGACGAAGATAAAGTTAAAAGAGATGTTTTACAGTCTTATCAAAGTCAACTTGATGCAACAAAAGGAGCATTTTCACAACTATTTAATGATACAAGACTACAAGGAACAGGAAGACTTGGAGAAGGTACTGCTCAACAAGCAAGAGGAGGTCTTCTAGGTTCTGATTTTGGACAAGCACAAACAGATAAAATACGAGCATACAACCAAAATCAAGAACAAAATGTATTACTTGCAGAGGCACAAGCTATATCTGCTATTATGGCAAAAGCAAATGCAGATGCACGACAAGCTGTACTAGACAAACGAACTGCTAATCAGTATGGATATGAAGGTAGAAAACAATGGAAAGCAGAAGAAGATGAAAGAAATGCTACAAACCTAAAAAAACTTTCTCAATCATTTTTACTTGGTAACATTGACCCTCAAACAAATGCGAAACTCTTAAAAGACCTTTCAAAGAAATATGGAGTGTCAGAAGGAGATATTATTAACTCTTACTTGGAAAATAAATCAGCAGATATGAAAGAGAAGTATCAAACAGTAGGTTCTGGTTCTGCATTAGTTAATCCTGAAACTGGGGAAATAATCTATCAATCAGAGAAATCTAATGACCTAACTCCATACCAACAATTCACAGCAACTCAATCCATTGCAAAAGATACACAAGCAAGAACAGAGAATGCAAGAGAAATGTCAAGACAAGCTCAACTAATAAAACAGTCTTACAATAATATTGTAGGAGGTGGCGACAGAAGTTTAAATACACAAGCCATTGTTACATCATTTAACAAGATTCTAGACCCAACATCAGTTGTTAGAGAATCAGAATATGACAGAACAGCTGCAGGTCAATCATTGATTGCACAACTTGAAGGAAAGGTACAACAAATTGCAACAGGAGGAGCAGGAATTACAGATGCAACTATCAAAGAAGCAGCTGATATTGCTGACCAATACCTAAAAGAATCACAAGCTAGTGTTCTACAACAAAACGAAAGAGCAAGGTCAATGGCAGGGCAATTTGGGCTTAATCCAGACTTTGTAACAACGGGAGGTTACACACAAACAAGTCCAGACGATGTAAGCTGGGAAGATTTATAAAATATGCCAAAAACAATAAACGGAGAACAATTAGACCCACAAGCCTACCGATTATTTAAAGCAATAAGAGAAAAGGAAAGTGGAGGAAACTATAATGCAGTAGGAGATAATGCGACTTCTACGGGGGCTTTTCAATTTCAAGATGCTACTTGGAAAGGTTACGCAAAAGATGTTTTAGGAGATGAAAATGCTCCAATGAATAAGGCAAATCAAAACCAAGTAGCTTACAAAAAGATAAAATCTTGGAAAGATTCAGGTTGGACACCAGCTCAAATCGCAGCTGCTTGGAATGCAGGAGAACAAAAAGCATTAGATGGTACTTGGAAAACTAATATTGGCTACAATCAAAAGATTGGAGTGTCATATAACACACCACAATATGTTGGTGATGTTCTATCAAAAGCAAAAGCATTAAAGTCTTTGGAAGAACCAACAGTTGAACAAAGTACAACTCAACAACAAACAACTGCACAAGAAACACCTGTAGTACCAGACAAAGGGGTAGGACTATTCAGTATGGGTACACTTAAAGGAGAAACTAGCTATAAAGCTGATATGGGAGGAGCAGAAGCAATTATTCCAAACTTAGCTAGAACAGCAGGTAACTTACCAAGTTCAGCAGCAAAACTAACAAGAGAAGTTATAGCTCCATTTAACCCATTAGATATAGATGCTCCATTAAACATTGGTTCTAATATTTCAAAAGGTGTAAGTGCGTTAGGAAGTATTTTTTCTAGTAACCGAGCAGTAAACAAGGCTAATAGAGCAGGTAAAGAAGCAGAAGCAGAATTAAGAAGACGAGGATTAGCAGTACCACAAGATAGTAAAGTTCGAAGTTCAGCGATAGGAAATACACTAAGTGGTACAGGTTCAACCCTTGCAAAAGGAGCTGATATTTATAAAGGAGTGGGAGAAGCTATTTATAACAATCTACAACAAAATGTAATGGGAGAAAACTCTGTTTCAAAAGGTGTTGGTGTTTCTTTAGGGCAAGGTGCTTCTGAAGTAGCAAGAGTTGGAATTGAAGACCCATTACTAATCCCAAGTATTATTTACGCACCAAGTAAGGTGCGAGGTACTGGGGTAACAACTGACACAATTTCTGCAACAGCTAGACCTGTTATTGATACTACAAAGAAGGTGGCAATAAAAGGAAAAGACATCACATCAAAAGCCTTTGAACCTACAACAGCTAAACTAGAATCAGTTGTAGTAGATAACTTCCAAAAAGGAGTTAAGCCTCGTATAAATATGAATATGACACCAACCCAAGCTACAAAGTTTGAGGGTGATATTGTTCAAGCTGCACAAGTTATTGATAGAAATAAAGGAAACCTTAAATTTGTTGATGATATTGGGGAAGAAACTATTGGAAGAAATCCAAAGACACTTGCAGAACTTTCAGATGCACTAGAGCAAACAAAGAAACAAGTATTTAAAGACTACGACTCACTAGCAAAACAAGCTGGGCAACAAGGTCTTAAAATAAAAACTAATCCTATTGCAAAAGAATTAGATACTGTTATCAATAACGAAGCGTTGCAAATCACTAACCCACAAGCAGGTAAGTACGCACAAGAACTGCAAGAAAGACTTTTATATAGAGAACTAGATGCTGAGATTGTGCAAGATGTCATACAAAACTATAATGAGTCTTTAAAAGCATTTTATAGAAATCCAACTTACGAGTCTGCATCAAAAGCAAGTATTGATGCTATGGTTGCAAACCAGTTTCGTCTGCAACTTGATGAGGGGATTACAGGGCTTACAGGGCAACAATACCAAACTATTAAAAATCAGTACGCTTCTTTAAAGGCTGTTGAAAAAGATATTATTAAAGCTGCTTTAAGAGATGCAAGAAAAAACAATAAAGGGTTATTAGACTACACAGATATTCTAACTGGAGGAGATATTGTCATAGGTCTTATTACATTTAACCCTGCACAACTAGCAAGAGGTGGAGTAACAAGAGGTATTAAAGAGTTTTACAAATACTTAAATAGCCCTAACAGAGCTGTTAATAAGATGTTTCAATCAGCAGAAAAACTTAATCAACGGTCAATACCAAAAAGCCAAGCAACAGCGTTGCCTAGCCCTTCGGTAATACCCTCAGGAACAACCCGATTAAGTACCCAACCAAGTGCTAATATTCCAACGACTCCTAATACAAATGTCATAACCCAACAATCTAACACTTTACCTCAAAAGTCAACAGGACTTATCAACACCAAAGAAAAAGGTATAACTGAAATAAAAGCATCAATAGATAGGGCACTTAAGAAAAATGGGTCAGGTCTTAATAAAATTGCAGATGAGGGAGATTTCTTTAGGGTTACTTTTAAAAATGGAGAAAACCCTCTGATGATTTCTAAAAAGTTTATAGAGAAAAATTATGGAGATATAAAGTTAGCAGACATCACCACAAAGTCAAAACTACAACAATTTTCAGACAAAATAAAAAATACCCCTAATAAACAAGGTGGATTTATAAAACTACCACAAGGGAAAGGAGATAACTTAGGACAAAAAATAAATAGGTATAAAAGTGCGGAAGAATTAGGCATGAATGTAACGGACTCAGGTCACATTTTAGATACTCTACCCAAAAATAAGCAGATTGAAACTCTTAAAATAGATAGTGGACTGTTAAGAAACAAAATCGGTTTAGACACTAGAGATTTATCAAAACAAACAACAGGAAAACTTACCTCTGATTATTGGCTTAAAAAAATAGAGAAAGGAGAAAGACCACCCATACTAGTTGGTATGGAAGATGGAAAGCTAAAAGTGTTAGACGGAAACCATAGGGCAACCGCATATTCAGAACTTGGAGTGAAAGATGTACCTGTTATTTTTACTAATGAAGCAAAATCCCAGCTACCAAAAATATTGTCTGAAAACAAATCAACCCCACAACTCCCAAAACCAAAAGTAAACGAATCTGTATCATTACCTAAGAATACCAAAGAAACATTCATGGGGAAAGTAGAAGAAGGGTATAAACCAGCTCCAATTACTACTAAACTTCTAAAGAAACTAGAGGGTAAAACTACTGTATCAAAACAATTCATTTCAGACTTAACTAACTCACCAGACTTAAAACAAGTAGAGAAAGATTTAATTAGAGCAAAGTTAGAGGGTAAAGGAGATAGAATAAATGTTGCAGAGTTTGGTAAAGAAGTAGAAGCAGAGTTGTTACCTTTGAAAGCTAAAAATAGTGCTGTGTTTGAAGACTCTACCTTAAATGGCAAATACTACCCAAAAACAGTTGAAGAAGGGTCATTTAATGCAAAATATGAAAGTATTGCGTTGCCTAACGAGCTTCGTGGAAAGGTTAAGAATTATAAAGAGAATATTTATGAAAGCCCTATTAAAACTTCGGCAGGTTCAACACATTTTGATAATGTTTCTGACAAATACTTCGGTCACACTCGTATAGAAGATATGGCAGATAACAAAACTCGTAGAGTTATTGAAGTACAGTCTGATTTGTTTCAGAAGGGTAATTTGGAGAGGGAAACAGCCGATGCAGAACAATTATTAACTTTGGCAAAAGGGAGCAATCTACCAGAGGCTAAATTAGATGTTGAAAATGCTACAAAAATAATAAATGAGAAAAAACCTCTCCAACAATACAACAACCCAACAGCTCACTTCCGTATGGTACGAGAAGAAATACAAAAAGCATCTAAAGATGGTAAGACTAAACTACAATTCCCTACTGGTGAAACCGCAATGAAGATAGAGGGGTTAGGGACAAATAATAACTGGCGAATTGTGAGAAATGGAAATCCTACTGGACTAAACCCTAACGACCTAAAAGTGGGACAGGAGATTTTTGATTCAAATGTCGGACAAGCTGACTGGATAATCACCGACGTACTAGGAGATGGGAAGTTTAAGGCTGTGCCGAAAGATAGATTCCAACAACTAGAAGATTTGCGTACTGGCAAGATTCAATTTAGCAAAGGAACTCAACCTAGTGATGCCTATGTTCAAAGACAAATAGAAGCACAATTACAAAGTGCTAAAGAGGAGTTCGACATCTCAGGTAAAGTAGACACCAACAACCCTATCTACAAGTTCTACGATAAAGAACTACAGAAGTATCTCAAAAACAACTTCAACGCAAAACAAGTAACAGACGCACAAGGTGTGTCTTGGTTTGAAGTGCCTGTAACCAAAGAATACAAGAATATTCCAATAGAAGCATTTGGTATAATAGGTGCATTAGGAGGAGCTTCTTTAATGTCAAACGAATAATATGCCACCAATTCAACCACAAAATAATATGCCCGAAGATAACTCAAACGACATTTTAATAGATGCAACAATGGAAACTAACGACAAGTTAGCAGATATTGCAGAATCAAGCGATGTTCAAGTACAGGGGATTATGGAAACAAACGCTGAGTTAAATGAGCTTAACCGTTCTGTTGATATTCTTATAGAGAAAGCAGCAGAACCTAAACCAGAAGTTCAAAAAGTAGAACTGATTGGTGCAGAATTTGTAACAATCAAAGGAAAAGACTTTAAATATGAAGATTTTACAGATGAACAACTAGAAGCACTTAAAGTAAAAGGAGATAAAGGGGAAAAGGGTGATAAAGGAGATAAACCATCGCCTATGGAGCTTGTAGGGCTTATAAAGCCTATGATTCCAGCTCCTATCAAGGGAGAAGATGGTAAAGACGGAGTTGATGGCTACACACCAATTAAAGGTGTTGATTATAACGATGGAAAAACACCTAGCAAAGCAGAAATAGAGAAAATCATTAAACCTTTAATCCCAAAGCTAAAAGAAATTAAAGCAAAGTCTATTACTTCAAAAGAGGTTAAAGATAAACTATTAGAAGCTGGAATAGAATACACAGAAATTAAAAATGCTCCCGTATGGAAACCTTCTTCTAAAACTACTTCTCTTACAGAATTAGATGATGTAAATCTAACAGGACTTACTCAAACTAATGGTAAGTATAATCTAGGTTCAGGGGGTAGTGGTGGAGTACAATCTGTCGTAGCTGGTACAGGTATTACAGTAGATGCAACAGACCCAGCTAACCCTATTGTTGCAGCAACAGCTTTAGCACCAGCATGGGGAGATATTACAGGCACACTCTCAAATCAAACTGACTTACAAACAGCATTAGACGGAAAAGTAGATGAAAACGCTTCTATTACAGGAGCTACTAAAACTAAAATAACTTACGATGCAAAAGGATTAGTAACAGCAGGAGCAGATGCAACAACAGCCGATATTGCAGACAGTTCAAACAAAAGATATGTCACAGATGCACAACTTACTGTTATTGGAAATACATCAGGAACTAACACAGGTGACCAAGATATATCAGGAAAACAAAATATTCTTTCAGAGGGAGCTTTTGTTGATGGTGATAAAACTAAACTTGACGGAATAGAAACTGGAGCAGAGGTAAACACAATCGACACAGTTACAGACACAGCAGAGATTGATTTGACTGTCACAGCACGAGCTCTAACGGCTTCAATTGTTGCAAGTTCAATAGACGAATCTAAATTAGATGCATCTGTAAACGCTTCACTTGATTTAGCAGATAGTGCATTACAAGCAGAAGCCGATACCTTAGACACTGTAACAGGCAGAGGTGCGACAACTGATAACACAATTACGCTTTCTCCAAGTGGAAACAATGGTGCGTTAGTAGCTAATGGTTCAGGTTCAGGAACTGCGATAGACATAACACATACAGGCTCAGGAACTAAATTAAATATTGGTGATGGTGGTTCAGGAGATTTAATTGTAGCTGGAATAGATAAGTTTAAAGTTACAGATGCAGGAGTTTTAAGTATGTCAGGTCTTACAGCTTCTGAAATACTAATTACAGACGCTTCAAAGAATATCGTATCTGGTGCAGTAGCTACATATCCAAGTCTTACAGAACTTTCTTATGTCAAAGGTGTTACAAGTGCAATCCAAACACAACTTAACACAAAACTCTCATCTGTTTCTTTAGCAGCGACACAGGTAGGTTATGGTAGTGCAGGAGGGGTGCTTACAGGGGATTCTGGTCTTACTTGGGATTCTACAAACAAATATTTGAATATATTAAAAGCTTCCAACACTTATGGAAATGCACTAGATTTAAGAGATAACAGAGGTGGTGGGGATGACAGATTTTCAGTTAAAGTTGCACAAAACTATACCGAGCTGGAATTATTACCGTCTATTTATGATACTAATGCAAGTCAGGTTGTTAATTGGGGTAAAGGGAGCGGGGTCGGTACTTTAGGACACTACTACTATGCAGGAAGTACAGTTGTTGGAAGTATTGGAATTGATGGTACGAATAATTTTTTCCTATCAGGAGCTTCTTCGACTACTTTCAATTTCTCAGTAGGTAATAGTTCAGTCTTCAATATCACAACAGGAGCAAGTTCAAACATTAACGCAACAGCAGGAAATATCTTCGGTAGCGGAAGTTTAAGTCTGTTGGGTACAACAAACACATCAGGAAATACTGCTGGAATTGTGACTTCAGCAGGTACTTCAATGGTGTTGAGGGCTAATGGAGCAGATAGAATCTCAATAGATTCTTCTGGTAATGTTGGTGTAGGAGTTGCTTCACCGTCTGCAAGATTCCATACAATTTCTACAACAGAGCAAGTAAGAACTGGTTACGATGTGTCTAACTACTTCTCTACGACAGTAAGTTCAACAGGAGGAGTGACATTTGATGCAGTTGGAAGTGGAGCAGGATTTACTTTCAGTGATGCTGTAAACATAACCTCTTCACTTCAATGTGATTCAATTGTAAACGATACAGGACTTGCTTCAGGAACATACACACCAACACTTACAGGAGTATCAAATGTATCTTCATCAACAGCACGACAAGCTACTTATATGCGAGTTGGAAATACAGTAACAGTTTCAGGACAAATAGACGTAACACCAACAGCAAACAACACACAAACAACTATCGGTATCTCACTTCCTATTGCTTCAGCCTTTACCACAGCTTACCAATGTGGAGGTGCAGGTCATACTGCGCCGAATGTTGGTGCAGGACACGGAGTTGCTATCTATGCTGATGCAACAAACGATAGAGCCGAGATGGATTATTACGAAACAAACGGGGCATTAGATACAATTACTTACACATACACTTATCAAGTAATTTAACAATAAATATATGGAAAATTTTGAAATAAAAAAAATAGAACGAACAGATGCAGATGTAGATAACTCAGTTTTTGAGATTAAAGAAGCTTACGAAGTAGCAGACGACTTCGGAAAGGTAGAAACTCTTTATAGAAAAGAAACTATTCCTGTGACAGATTATACAAAACTATTAGATGAACAAATTGAAACTGCACAAAATGAGTTAAACAGATTAATTACAAAGAAAGCAGAAGTGGAAAAGGTAATTTCTCCAAAGAAATAATCTATTGTATAATAAATTTATGTTTAAAAAAATTACAGAAGAACAAATTAAAATGATTGAAGATACTATTTTTCAATTAAATGTACCAGTACAAGTTTATGCCTCTTTGCAAAAACTTTTTAAAGAATTACCAGAAATAAAAACAGAGCAGAAGAAATAGTTTATTAGTCAAATGGCAAAGGAAGAGCACAAAGAAATACACGAACTGATACTATCTAAACTAAACAGTATTGAATCTACAGGAGAAGAAACAAAAGAGCTTGGTAAAAAGACTAATGGTAGAGTCACTAACTTAGAGTTAGAATTAGTTGCAGCAAAAAAAGATATAGCAAATGCTCTAACTATAATTTCAGGACACTCAACAATAATTAGTTATTACAAACAAGAATCTGATAAAGCTAAAGATAATTTAATTCTAGAACAATCTAAAAAGATTGAACGGGATGAGTTGGCAAAAGAAGTTTTCAACAAGAGAGTTATCTATACTTTAGTTTTACTGGTATTATTTACACTAGCTTCTGTTGGATTGGTAAACAAAGATTTAATTAAATTTATATTATGAGATTAACACAAACAAACTTTTACTTACTTGGCTTCCTTATTTTTCTTTTAGCGATGATTTATAGCTGTATGTTTTTAGGAGCGTGTGAATACTGGCGTGTGAATAAAACACCTTATCAATATAATGCAAGACAAGCTAATTAACTTAACCATAGACGACCAGTTCAGAAATCCATTTCATTGGGGAACTTGGAAGTATGTACCTGACTATAAAGTCTTAACAAGAATAGAAGAAGACTGGAAAGAATACCGACGAAGAAGATATGGAGTAGTGTACTTTAAAACTTGGAATCCTTTTGAAGATAACAATCTAGTTATTATCTATTTGTTTATTCACAGATGGAAAAAGCAGTGGATATTTAAAGTAAGCAAATGATATGAAACCAACGTGTTACAAAGATTTCCTGCAGCAACACATAAACAGAAGTCCTTGTAATACTGACTTAGAGAAAAGTGAAATAGCACGTTATGAAAATGCCAAAAAGATAAAGCGAAAAGATATGTTAGACACAAATGTAGAAATATTACATTTTTGATATATAATTAAGTTATGAAAACATTAGAAAAAATAAATCAAGTTTTATTAAGTCCACGTTTCAAATCTTTTTACTGGAGAAATGCAATGATGTTTCTTGCAGGACTCTTGACACTACTTACAAACTCAATTACAGAATTAGGATTGCCAGTTGGCTTTGCTGTTGTTTTGGGATTATTCTTTGGAGAAGTTTCAAAGCATATAACAAATAAAATAAAAGAAAGAGAACGACTAGAAGAACTAGAAATGTAATATGGCAAAATTAAATAAATATCAAGGAGCAATACTCGACAATCGCCCTAATAGTCAAAAGAAAAAAGACTATCAAGATATTGAATTAGCTTCTACTAATTTTGTTGATTGGAAAGAAAAGAAAAAGTGGAAGTCATACACAGAACGAAATCAAAAATCATCAAACTCTTGTGTAGCACAAACAGCTTCTAAAATGCTAGAAGTTTTAAATAAACTAGAAGAAAACAAAACAGTTGTATTTTCAGCTTCACCAATCTACGCAAAGAGAATAAACAAACCCAATGCAGGAATGGCTATGTATGATGTTTTTGACATTGTTAAAAAGTACGGAACAACAACTGAACAAAGAATCAAATCGCAAATGATTAACGATTCTCAAATGGAAAAAGAAGCAAAGAAATGGAGCGTTGATGATGTTAATATTTCATTGGAATATGGAATCGAAGCCTACGCCTATATTCAAAACCCAAACATTGATGTACTAGCAAGTCATATAGAAGCAGGAAGACCAGTTATGCTTTTCTTATACGCAGAAGTTGATGAGTACGGAGAATATCCTACAATCAAGTATCCTAATCTAGATATAAATAAATGTTACATCAGACACGCTGTAACAGCAGTAGATTATGGGCTTATTAAGGGCAAAAAGTACCTTAGAATCGAAGATAGTGCTCATTTCAATAAATACTCCGTAAGATACCTAGACGAGTCATTTTTGACGAGAATTTATAGTGCAGGAGTTTTCTTTGATAGAGATAATTCTGTACTCCCTAAAAAAATAAAACACACTTTTACAAGTGTTATGGAAATGGGACAACGAAGTAAAGATATTAAAATCTTACAAGACATTTTAAAGTTAGAGGGATTCTTTCCAGTTACAACAGACTCAACTGGTTACTATGGAACTATCACACAAAAAGCTGTTGATAAATTTCAAGTACATTATCAAGTTGCATCTTTATGGGAACTATTGATTGTTAAAGGAAAACGAGTTGGTTCAAAAACACTCGAAGAATTAAATTTAAGGTACTCATAGTGGAAAACTCTGTTTCGCTGACGAAATCGTAGTATAATTATTTATAGAAGGTGTGCAGATGGGGGAATAAGTTTTATATGATAGACAGATTTTGTTGGCTTTCAACCTGAAATATTGGTCCCAATTAAAATGACTGCTAGGTCGTGAAACTCGGCACTTAACTCCCCACTTGCACATCTGATTGTTCTTTTATGCAGCACAGCAAAAACAAGAATTTTCTAGTCGGCTATTCTTGTAATGAGAAACGAGAAAGGTGTGTGAAATACTGTCGGGTCTGCTTAGAAATTTATTAAAATTTACCGACAGTGCTTTGCACATCTGGTAATGGACTAAATCACCAATATAAAACGAATAATAATATTCATAATAATAATTTTATTTTTATTGCTTTGGAAAACAGCACAAGCTGATGCTCCAACAGTAGAGATAATAAAAATATACCCAGAACACATTACAGAAGAGAAAGAGTACGCATACGATAAAGTATTACAAGAATGGAGTGTAGAAGAATGGAAACACTTTGATGATTTAATTCAAAGAGAAAGTAGCTGGTATAACCTAGCACAAAATCCAATTTCAACTGCGTTCGGTTACGGACAATTTTTAAACTCAACTTGGAAACTGGTAGGGTGCGAAAAGACAACCGATAAAAATACTCAAATAGATTGCACAATCAAATATATAAAAGCAGTTTACGGAACACCAAGACAAGCAATTATATTTCATAATGCAAATAATCATTATTAGGTTAGTATTGAAAAGCCCGTAAGGGCTACTAACGGACTGGTGGGTATTTACCCTCTCACATCAAAAGGTGTAACCAGTTACACAGACCCACTTTAACGAGTGGGTTTTGTGTTGATAAGTCAAAATAGGGAGTCTTTTATTTGGTATATTTTAAATATGAAATGTTACAGATGCCCTGCTACCGAAAAACTAACAAAAGACCACATAATTCCTAAAAGATACAACTCAACCAGTGACAAGTTGAATATAATGATTTTGTGCCGACCTTGCCACGACTTTAAAGAGAAATACTCAAAAGAAATTATTACAGACGGAAAAGTTATTGGTATTTACAATCCAATTCTAGAAAAAAACTTAATGTTTAGTAGGTACAAAAAAAGATTTAGAGATGGAAAGGTACGAACTAAACCATTTCTGCATATTACTTATAAGAGCAAAAAGATAAAGAAACCTAAGCAAAAAAGCCTTAGAGGAAAACTTACTGTTATTAAAAAGCCTAAATTTAAGAAACCTAACAACAACGAAATTATTGCTTTTACTATCATCAACAACACGATAGAATATAGAGGTAGTTTAGAAAGAGCCAAACAAATATTAAAAGAAACTTTTAAGAAATAAATTTATGGAAGAAAATGAAGTACAAGGTGTAGAGGAAGTTGTAGAAACTGTGGAAGAAACAGTTGCAGAGGTAGAGGGAGAATAGTAAAATAAAACTAACCACTGTTTGTGGTCTTGATTAAAGAACGACAGCTCTACATACAGGGCTGTTTTTCTTTTTTAGAAGTGTGTTAAGATTTAAGTGTGTGATAATCTCCTTTGAGGGATTATCTTTGTTTTACAAACCTCTATTTTGAGTCCATAATAAATAAGACAAGCCCTTTACATTATGAGCAATATCAAAGAACCAGATTACGAACAAGAAGATATGGAATTTCTCGGTGAATACCCAGTCATTCCACAATGGGAGGAAGTTGAAAATACAATTATCCTCGACACCACAGAAACCCCCAGTACATATCCATACCTTTCGGGGTTTGAAAAAGATATGTTAGAGGGAATAATTTAACAAGGAGGTTTTATTGAAACTAAAACACAAACTTACTAAACACCATCGAAAACCAACTTCGATAGGTGGAACAAATGAAGATAGAAATATCTCGTACGTTTCAGCTAATCAACATTGTGCGTGGCATCTGTTGTTTGCAAATCATTCAGCAGAAACTATCGCTTCAATAATCAATGAACGCTGGTTAGATTCAGAGTTCAAACTTGTATGCGTTCGCAAACGTGTACGCAAAAAACCTTAACAAAATCTCCCTCATAACAGGGGGAGATTTATTTTCTGTGTATAAGTTTTTATTTATAGTTTTTTATTTGATATACTGAAATTATGAAAGTATCAAGAGGAGATTATCCTTGCCAAGATTGTAAAACAGAAGACAACGCTGTGTGGTTCACTGACAATGTTTTTTGGAACAATGTAATGGTTGATGACATTGTTGGAAGCAAAAATTGTTCGGGTATTTTGTGCGTAAATTGCTTCACCCTAAGAGCAGAAAAAAATATAAGTGCCATTGGAGGTTAATTCCTGAGTTCCATTGGGAAGAAAGAGAATAGAAAAATGAAAATACTTATCGCTTGCGAAGAATCTCAAACAGTTTGTAAAGCATTTAGAGCAAAAGGACACGAAGCATACTCTTGCGATATTTTGCCTTGTAGTGGTGGACACCCTGAGTGGCATATTCAAGGTGATGCGATTGAAGAAGCATATAGTGGCAAATACGATGTGATGATTGCACACCCACCTTGTACTTATCTCTCAAACGCAGGTGCAAGATTTCTTTACCCAAAGGGTATCTTGAATGAAGACAGACTAAAACTAGGATTAGAAGCAAAAGAATTTTTTATGAAACTTTTAGATGCACCTATTGAAAAGATAGCAGTAGAAAATCCAGTACAAAGTAAAGTATTTAGAATACAAAAGTATGACCAGACAATAGAACCTTATTTTTTTGGACACCCCTTTAAAAAGAAAACTTGTCTGTGGTTAAAAAACTTACCACCATTAAAA